TGAATGTGCGATTTACTCTGGACGCCCCGGCCGGAGTATTCACGGAGAGCGGGACCAATACCGTGGATGTGTCGGGGGTGCGGATGCGCGCTACCATAACGGCGGCCATGAGCACGACCATGGACGCGATGGAGCTGGAGGTGTGGGGCTTGCCGCTCTCCATCATGAATAAGCTCACCATCCTCCAAAACGGCTACACGCAAGGCATTGCCAACCAGATAGCGCTCACGGCCGGGGACGAGGTCAACCAAAACCTCATCTTTCAAGGCCAAATCCTCACGGCATGGGCGGACTTTTCGGGCCAGCCGGAGGGGGTGCTTTTGGTGACGGCGCACGCGGGAATGTCCAGCGCCTACCGCTCCGTCCCACCCCTGTCCTATAAAGGCTCCGTGGACGCGGCCACTGTGGCCAATTCCATCGCCCAGCAAATGGACCCGCCGCTCACGCTCGTCAATTCGGGCGTCAACGTCCAAGTGCAGGACCTCTATCTCCCGCACGATAATATGGCCCAGCTCCGGCGCTTGGCGGAAATGGCGGATTTTGAGTTCTCTTTTGATGACCCCGGTTTCCTCGCCATTTGGCCACGGGGGCAGGCCCGCAATACGCAAACGGTGCAAGTGGACAGCTCCACCGGGCTCGTTGGCTTCCCGTCATACAATGACAAGGGCATAGCGTTTACAACGCTTTTCAACCCGTCGCTCCGTGTCAACGGACCCGTTAATCTCAACAGCGCGGCGTCTCCGGCAAGCGGCTTGTGGTTTCCGCTCTCGGTCACCCATGACCTTGAGGTGGAAATTCCCAACGGCCGGTGGTATTCGCACGTTGAGGCTCAAAAATTCACAAACCTCACCCCGGAGGCCGCGCCAGCACAATGACCGACTTTACCGGCTTTGCCTCCGCGCACGATTATGGAGACGACTTCGCGCAATTGCACTTTGTCGTGAAGCAGCTCATGCGCCAGCAAGCCACGGCCACTATCGTCCGCGTCATCGCCGTGACCAACACCGGCGGCCTCTCCCCGGTGGGCTATCTGGACGTTTTGCCCATGGTCCACCAAGTGGATGGAATGGGCCAGAGCGTCCCCCACGGCCCGCTCCATAATCTGCCCTATTTCCGTCTCCAAGGCGGCCAAAACGCGGTCATAATGGACCCGGCCGTGGGAGACATTGGCCTAGCGGTCTTTGCCTCACGAGACATTTCCAAGGTGAAAAACACCAAGGCGGACGCGGTGCCGGGCTCCAAACGGGTCCAAGACATGGCGGACGGCCTCTATATCGGGGGTTTCCTCAACGGCACCCCGGCGCAATATATCCGATTTGACAGCTCCGGGGATATTCACCTCAAGCCCGCGTCAACGGTCTATGTGGACGGGGACGTGGAGGTCACTGGCGAGGTGACGGCCGGAGGCATCCCGCTCACGACCCACAAACACACCGGCGTGACCCCGGGTGGCGGAGAGACGGGGATACCAACCACATGAGCGCAAGCCTCCTCTTGGACATCGTGGCGTGGGACCTTTGCTTAGACGCGCGAGGCAATTGGGCGCTCGCGGGCGACCCCTACGCCATCGTCCAAAATGTCTCGTGCTCGTGCCGTCTCGTGGAGGGCGAGGCCGTTTTCGACGTGTCGCGCGGGGTGCCGTACTTCTCCGACATATTCGCCGGGCCCTACCCTCTGGACCTCCTCAAGAGCGACATGGAACAAGCCGCGCTTTTGGTGGATGGTGTTGAGGCCGCCACGGTCTATATTCAATCGCTCATCAATCGGCAGGTTGTTGGGCAAGTCCAAGTCACAACCGCCTATGGCCCCCTCTATGCGAGCCTTTGACCGATGATCACCACCAACGTCCCAATCCCGACTATTTCGGACACGGGCATTGCAGCACCGGCCACGGCGGACTTTTTTGCCGGGGTCATGGCCGACTTTGCGGCCGCCTTCAATTCGCCCAGTATGAGCACGGACCCGGAGACGCCCCAAGGGCAATTGGGCACCAGCTTTGCGGAGGTTCTTCAAGCCTTTGTGGACTTCAATCTGGCCATTGTCTCGCGCGTGGACCCGGCTACCAGCTCCGGCCGGATGCAAGACGGCATTGGACGCTTTTTCAATCTGGAGCGCATTGCGGCCAGCCCCACCACCGTGCTCGTCACGTGTGGCGGAGCGGCCAATGTGGTCATCCCGGTGGGCGCGTTGGCAAAGACCCAAGGGGGCGATATCTACTCGTGCGTAAGCGGGGGCACCATACCCGCCGCCGGGTCCATAGACCTTGAGTTCCAAAACACCGTGGAAGGGGACGTGCCTTGCCCGGCCGGGTATCTCAACGAGATTTATCAATCCATCCCCGGGTGGGATACGGTCCTCAATGCCAGCGACGGCACCCCGGGGACAAACCTTGAGACGGCTCAAGCGTTTGAGCTCCGTAGGCAAGCGGAGCTCACCAAAAACGCGCGCGGGTTCAACGCGGCGGTCCGGGCCCAGCTCTTGGACGTGCCGGGGGTGGTGGACGCCTATGTCACGGACAACAGCGAGAGCGGTCCACTCACCATTCGGGGCGTAACGCTCCCGGCCGGGTCGTTGTATGCGTGCGTCTATGGTGGAGCGGACCTCCCCGTGGCCACGGCTATTTGGCAGAAAAAAGGGCAGGGAACGCCCATGTATGCCGTGACCCCCACCACTGTGGTGGTTGAGGACACCGGGAGCGGCTACGCCATCCCGTACCCCACCTATACAATCGTCTTTGACCGGCCGGTGGTTTTGCCGGTAGTCGTTAGCGTCCAGCTCTCCAGCCTCGCAGCTCTCCCGGATGATTATGTAACGCAGGTTCAAAACGTGGTTCTTGCGGTCTTTGCGGGGGATGACAGCACCGGGCTGGGCGCTCCCACGCTGGGCTCCCGGCTCCTCGCTTCGCGCTTCCAAGCGCCTATTGCCGCTCTCGGTCCGTGGGCCCTCGTTGTGGCCATTGGGCTGGGCTCACCCAACAACCCGGACGCGGCGCAATTTACCGGCGCAATCGACAATGGAAGCGGCGGGGAGGGCAACGTGCTCACCGTCACGGCCGTTGCATCCGGCACGCTGGCCACGGGGCAATATGTGGAAGGCGCGGCCCCGGGCACCATCATCACCGGCCAGTCAAGCGGAGCCCCCGGCGGGGTGGGCGTTTACTCCGTGGGTGTGGTCCAGCTCCTCGCAAGCTCGCCTCTGGCGGGTTACGCGGCCAACCAAAACTATGTGGACCTCAACCTCAACCAACGCGCCGGGGGCAGCGCGGCGGACGTGCTCGTGGAGGCGGTTTAATGGCCATCGGGGACTATCCGCTTGCCAGAGCGCCCATTGCGGCCCGGTTGCCCTCCGGCGCGGCTCCCACGCCTCCCTATGGGGGCTTTGTCACGTTTGACGTGCTGGGCACGCTCATCGCGCAGTATTGCAACAGTCCTATCCTCTATTCGCTCGTCCAATACATGGGCGCGTGGCTGGACGGCCGGGTCTATGATGACTTTTTCTATTTCAACGTGTGGGACTTGGACACGGCGGTGGGCTACGGCTTGGACGTGCTGGGCCGCATTGTCGGGGCCTCGCGCTACCTCACCGTCCCGGAGGCCGACGTCTATATCGGCTTTGCCGGGCAGGACACGGCGGAGAATTGGGGCCACGGCATTTGGAATAGGGGGGCCAACGGGACCCTCAACGTGCGCTTGGGGGATGAAACCTACCGGCGCGTGATCCTCGCCAAAGCCCGGGCCAACGTCTCCGGCCTCACCATCCCGGAAACCAACGCCATCCTCATGTTGCTCTTTCCAGACTACGGCAACAGCTATGTGGTGGAGAACGAGGACGGGAGCTTGTCCTATTCGTTCGGGGATACGCTTTCCTCCGTGGATTATGCTATCATTTCCCAAGAGGGGCTTTTGCCCCGGCCCACCGGCCGCGCCGTCACCATCGTCCAGAGGTAAGCCATGAACCTGTCCGACCTCCCGCCCCTCGTGGCCATCCCCTTCGCCAACAGCGCCGGGGGCAGCTATATCCGCCCCGTGCCGGTGCCCTCGCAAATCGGGGTGACGGCTGGCGCGGCCAGCTTCACCGACGGCTTCACCCCCGACACATTCACCAGTTTGAGCGGCGGCGGGGCCTATGTCTCCGGTGGGGATGTGAATGGCATTCTCAACCACGTCACTAAGTGGACGCGGTGGGTGAGCGCCGGGGGCCCGGCCGTCTATGATCCGACCTTTGCGGCCAGTCTGGGCGGATACCCCAAGGGCGCGGTTGTGGCCTCAACAGCCATGAACGGCGTAGAGTGGTTCAACACCGTTGACGGCAACATGACCAACCCCGATGGAGGGAGTTCCGTGGGGTGGGTTGTCGCTGGCGCCGCGTCGGCCACGCTCGCGCAGGCAGAGGCGGCAACAGCCGGAAATGTGTTTTTGTCCCCCCTCGTGCTCAAAGAGCTTTTCAACAGCGTGGACGCCCAAAGCATCTACCTGCCCAATGGCCGGATTGTGAAGCTTGGGGCAACGGTACTCCCAACGCCCAATACGAATACTGTGTCCACGCCAGTGGTATTCAATACGCCTTTTCCCTCTGAATTTGATGGCTTTCTTGCTTGCGGCAACAAAGGTCCCAATCCGGATTGGGGCGGATTGTCTTTGAAGGGCCAAAATTTCACCATTGCTGGCGGGACTTTGGCAGGAGATACGGGAAATGCGGAGTACGGCTTTAACCAAGCCGTGACGGCCTACTGGATTGCATGGGGCAAATAGGCTAAAGGTGGCGGGCACCACCAACGGAAGGCCAGACAATGAACGATCAAGCCGGAATTGCACTCTCTCGCGGCCAATATGAAGCATTGAGCCACCACTTGGGAGCCTTAACCATGGAAGCCGTTTGCAGCGTTGCACGAGCTCGCGAGCTGGAGGCCCAGAATGGGGAGCTCCGCGCTCAGCTCACTCAAGCGCGCATGGACGCCCAGCAATGGGAAAAAGAGGCCCATATCCAGCTTGCCACGGTGGCGGCCGCTCGCGCCAGCATCAAAGAGCTCCAAGACGTGATTGCAGGCAACAGACCCTTGGGCCGCGTTCCCAAGCCCCGGGTCCGCAAGAGCCCGGCAAAATGAGCGGGCTCGTTCGCCTATTTCGTGAGATATTCGGGGATAAGCGGCTCCCCGTGGCCACGCTGGAATTAACCGACCGCTACGAGGAAACCCCTACCATGCGCACCGATGACGCCCAAGTGATCGCAGACATTTTCAACGACCTCTATTCCAAGGTTGCCGCTCTGGAGGCTACCGTCAACGAGCTGAAAACGGCCGCCGGGGATAATACCCCCGCCTTCGATGCGAGCTTGGTCACGGGGTACGCCCCCGCGCCAGCACCCACACCGGACGCGGCCCCGGAAGCGGCCCCGGAAGCGGCCCCGGCGCTCACGGACGCACAGATTGCAGCACAGGCCGCCGCGCAATCGGCATCCTAACCCTTTCGTCACGGGGATGGCGGGGCTTTACCGCTCCGCCATCCCTGCCCTAAATAACTGAATGGTAACGGCTAGAGCATCATGGCGGAGAACGATACAAGAGGCGCACGAGCGGCGGCAACGCGGGCCAACAATTTGGCGGCCCTAATTGCTCGCGTAGAGGAGAAGCTCAACGCCATGGACAATATCGGGCACGAACGGGCCGCCACCGTCACGCTCTTGGTGCAAAAGCTGGAGAACCAACAAGGCCAGCTCAATCAGCTCACCACGGATATGGCGGTTCTGAAAAATCAGCACGCCAATTTTTGGAAATTCGCGGCCATGCTTTTCGCGGTGCTCTCCCTCATCGGGGGCGCGCTGGGCTGGGCCGTTGCCACGCTCCTCCCGCTCATCCACAAGGTTTGACCATGTTTGACGCCTCCGCCACACAAGCGAACCTCAACCACGTGGCCAATGCTGGCCTCACCGTGGACGGCATCGCGGGGCCCGCGACCTTCGCGGCTCTCTTGGCACGTGCGGGGCTGAACGGCTCTATCCCTCTGGGCCATGACCTTGGCGTGGCGCTCGTGGCGCATTTGGACGCCTATGACATCAACACCTCGCTCCGGGTCCGGCATTTTCTCGCGCAAGCCGCGTGCGAGACATTTGCTTTTACGGTGCTCAAGGAGCGCGGGGACGCGGCCTATTTCCAGCGCTACGAGGGCCGCCGGGACCTTGGCAACACCCAGCCCGGGGACGGCGCGCGCTTTTGCGGCCGGGGGCTTTTGGACACCACGGGACGATATAACTATGCGCTTTTGGCGGGCCTCACCGGGCTGGATTGCATCAACCATCCGGAGCTCTTGGAGGTGCCGGACAACGCGGTCCTTGCCGCGTGCATCTATTGGCAACACCGCAACGTCAACGCGCTCGCGGACGCCAATGACATCAACGGGGTCACGCGCGCCGTCAACGGCGGCCTCAATGGCCTTGCGGACCGCATGACGTTTTTTGATCGTTTGGGGGTGCTCCAATGAAACGGCTTCTCAAGGATTGGTTCACCGGGATTGACGGCGAGACGTTTGACCTAGGGCGCGCGCTCTGGGCCAGCACGGCCACAACGCCCCTTTTGGTTGGGCTTGGGCAGGTGGCCGGGACCGTGGCGTCTCTATTTCACGCGGTGCCCTTGCCCCTTTGGAGCGCCAACGACTGGATGCAATGGAGCGGCGGCACGTCGGGGCTTTTGCTGGCCGGTGCCGGGGCGCTCTCGCTCAAGAAAAGCACAGAGCCCAGCACGACCACCAGCCGCACCGTTGTGGCCACGCCGGGGGCCTTGGCCGGGACCGCGACGGAGCAGAGCAATGCTTGAATTTTTCGTAGGCCTTGGCCTCAAGCTCCTAGGGTGGGGCGGCCAGCTCCTCAAATGGCTCCAGACCCTCCCGTGGTATGTCCTCGCGCTCGCCGCGTGCGTGGTGGTGATCCTCATTGAGCGGCACGAGTGGGCCAGCGCGGACGCCACGGCGGCAACGCAAGCGGCCCAGCTCGCCAAAGACCGCACGGAGCTGGGCGGCTACCGCGCCGACCTCGCCACGGACGCCCAGAGCATCAAAACCCTAGAGAGCACCGTGGCGGCCCAGAATGCGGCCGTGGACGGCTACAAGGCGCAAAGCACGGCGGCCCAGCAAGCGGCCGCTCTGGCGCGCGCACAGGCCGCGCAGGCCGCACAGGGGCGCGCGGCGGCCATTGCAGAGCTCAAGGCCGCACAGGCCCGGCCGGTGCTTAACGATTGCCCGGCTCCGACCGCGCACAACGACACGAGGGGGCAGCTATGAAACGGTGGCAGGTCAGCGCCGTCCGCGCCGGGGCGATTGCATTCTCCATTGCCGCGTGGGCCGCTTTGTTCCTATGCGCGGCCGCGCTCTCCGGGTGCATGGGGAGCGATACGCCACCACCGGCCGTTGAGGTCCACACGGTGGTGGAAAAGGTGCTTGTGCCGGTGCCGTGCGTTACCGCGTCCAACATCGCGCCAGAGCCCGCCCACGTGGCCAATCAGCTCACGGGGCAGGCCGGGCATGACCTCTTGATTGTGGACCAAAGCGCGCTGGACCTCCGCACGTGGGGCGAGGCCAACACGGCCCAGCTCAAGGCTTGCGTGACAGCTCCCGCCGGACCGCCACCAGCACCGGGGCCGCAAAACCTATTGCCAGCACAATAGCGGCCGCCACCCTCACGGCGGTGCCGGGCTCCACGCCAAACACAATGGCCACGAGGAGCGCAAAATTTATGCCGGTTGCAAAGTTCCTCATTTGTAAATCCCTCTCCCGGCCACAATGGCCGCCTTGCGAACGTCCGGGGCCCGGCGGGCCACCATGTCAAAGGAACGGACGGCGCGATAAGCGGTGAGCTCGTCCATTCCGGGATTTTCTTCCATCATGCGTTGGACCTTGGTATTCATGGCGGGGGCTCCTCGTGGTGTTGAGCCTCCGGCTTATCAGGCAAATCCTAATCAATCCTTACGGTAGCGAATGCCGCGCCAGCCTCCCGACGCGCGCACAGGCCAGCCCAGAGCCCACCACGGCATGATAACCATGATCCTCTCCACCTCTGCCAACGCGTCCGGGCTCGCCCACGCGGGGACCTGAACCACAATTTCGTCATAAACATGGAGCACGGTGGGGAAGCCCGCCGCGCGGAGGTTGAGGATGGCAAAGCGCAAGAGGTCATGAGCGACGGCTTGGACGATATTCTCCGTGAGCCGACCGCCATAGGTGAACATGCGGACCCACCCCTTGGGCCCATAATTCGGGTTGGTGTTCCACGTTGAATAAGTAATCTCCTTTTCCCACGGCCGCGCCCACGGACGCGATGACGGGGCCAGCCGGGGAGCCCAATAGGTGAGCTTGCGGCCGGATAGGAGCGTGATGCGGAGGGCGTCGTCCGCTTCCATGGTAAAGGTTATGCCGGACACCGTGACCGGCAAGCCGGGGTTTTGAAGCGCCCAGATAAAGGCACCCTCAAAACCATAGAGGTGAGGGCCGGTGCGGTCCGCATTGGACTGGCCGCCCCACATATCCACAACTTTTGGAGAGGCCGCACGCCATGCTAAAATGAGGCGTTTGACCTCATCGTCCGTATAGGTGTCCCCCTTGTCGAAATTGCGCCACGCGCCAACCCATCCGCCAAAGCCCAGCGCGAGCTCCGCCACCTTGCCGATATTTTGGCGGTCCGGGTGCTTCTCTCCCGTCTCCTCCGCATAGGCCTTATAGCCCTCAACGGTGCCCCCGGTGATCTTGGCGGCCGAATAGAGGTAAATGTCCTCCTTGCGGCGGAATGTCTCAATCCGCCACTCCTCACCCGCGAGCATAGCCGTGACCACGGCCTCAATGGCGGAATAGTCGGACGCTATCAGGTGGTTGCCGGGCCCAGCGACAAAGAGGCCCCGGACGAGGCCCATGATGACCGTGACGGCATCGCCAAAATAGTGCTCCACCAGCTCGCGCTTGCGGAGGAGCATGACCTCCAGCACGGGGTCCACCATGTCCGGCCGCCACGTGGGGGCCAGCCGCTCCTTGAGCTCAACGAGCCGGGGCGGACGCGGACGGCCGCACCACGGGCAAGCCTTGTGTGAGTGATGGAAGGGCTTGCGGCACGCTCCACACGTGGCCAATTGCGGCCCGGCTTTCGGAAGGTTGAGCGGTTGCGGGCCTTCGCCGGTGGGGCGGCCGGTGCGCGCGCCGTGGTGGACAATGAGGTTGTGGAGCCGGTCCTCGTTGCTGGCCGTGTTCTCCATGGCATAGAGCTTTTTGACGCTCGCGGAGCCCACGAGGGCCTTTATCTCCAGCGCTTTGCGCGCGAGCTCCGGAAGGTCCTTGCGCTCTAGGAGCGCCTCCATGTGCTCCGCGTCCAGACTGTCCACGGCTACGCCTTGCGCGAGGAGCCACCCTTTGAAACGCTCGCCTTGGGTGTGCTCCACCCCGGTTATCTGGCGAAATTCATGGCCACGGAGTTCTAGGACTTGCTCCAGCACGGCGATGCACGCGCGCACCCCGGCCCGGTCAATCGCAATCCCCCGGCGGTTTATCTCTTGGTCCACCAGCCAAAAATTGCGCTCGTCCGGGGACATGGGTGGCATGGCATCGCACGCGGCGGCCTCCACGTCCGTGTCCGTGTCGCAATAATTGCGGAATTTTTCAAAGTCCTCCGGGTCATCCTCCGGCATAATCCAGAAACCCGGCCGCTTTTTGGTGGGTTTATTCGGGACAGAAAACTTGTTGATAAGTCGGCGGCCCTCTCCATCCTTGAGGACTGGGAGGTTGAGCACCGGGCCCAGCATGGCGAGCTTGCCGGGGTATCCGTTGACGTGCGCCGTGGCCATGGAGCACGTGAGCAGCTCCGGCGCGAGGTGCGGGAAGCCGTGTTGGGGGACGCAAATGAGCTCCCAGATATACCACTCAAAAGCGAGGTTGTGCGCGCCTATCCACCCACCGGCCGCGTGCCAGTCGAAAAGAGGCTGGAGATTGGCGAGGGGCTCACCGGGCCGCCACCGGCCGCGCCGTCCGTCCGGGAGCTTCCACGAGAGCGTGAGGACGCGGGTGGTGGGGTGCTGGGCATACGCCACCACATTGACCGCGGGGAGCCCCCGCTTGCCCTTGCCGGACCCGGGAGGGCCCACGAGGCGGCCGGTGTCGTTATCCCAAAAGACCCCGGCCGCGCTGGCCGTTTCGAAGTCAATACTTGAGTGAGACGGCATCACACGTCTCCATGGGTAACGCGGTGCGCTATGCGGTCCACCGTAACGGGGCTCACGCCAAAGGCTTTTGCGATTGAGCGCGCGCTCCGGCCTTTGGCCAATAGCTGGCGAATGACGCGAACGTGCGAGGGGCTCAATTTATAATTGCGCGCGCCGTTATGCCACTTTTTATCTTGGCTGTTACGGCTTTTGGTAGCCCACTCCAGATTGCTAAGCCGGTTGTCCGATGGGACACCGTTGAGGTGGCGCGTTTCATGCTTAGGCGAAGGCCGGGGGCCCACGTGTGCGGTGAGCACGAGCTCATGGACGCAACGCGAATTTCCCCGACCAAGCGCAACAGAGAGGTGGCCGCCGGGCATTCGTCCCGGTTTGAGGAGCTTATGGGAAACCCAACTATAGACGCGCCCCTCATCGGACACGGCATAGCGCCCCTCAAAACCCGGAATGAGGACCCACGTTTCCACTATTGGAAAGCCGCGAGAATTTCTTGGTCCAGCTCAACCCACTTGTCCCCTAGGACCTCCAGAGCGGCCAGCACCTTGGCGGGGTCCGCGCCGTCCATGCCCGCGTCCGGCTCAAGCTGAAATTCAAGGTCCGTGAGCGCTTTGCGCAACGCGTCTATGCGCGGAGCGTGCAATTTCATCATGTCGATTTATCCCGTGGTGGTGGGGTTGTGTGGGGGCGGCCGTGACCGCCCCCACCGTAGTTTAGCGGGCCGCCATGTAACCACTGGCAACCATGGCCTCGTCCGTCCAGCCTTGAGCTTTGAATTGCTCATATGTTGCACCATTGGCCGCCGGGAGCATGACCGGCCCCGTGGCCATAAAGCCGCTATAGGCCGGAGCATTCGGGACAGCCGGAGCCGGTGCAGGGGCACCAGCCGGGCCCCCATGCGGCAAACCCCCCGCCACCGGCCCAGCTCCCGCACCGGGGGCAGGCTGGCCAAAGGCCGGACCCGCACCAAATGCAGGCAAAGGGCTACCACCCGATGGCATCGCACCCGGGGCAGAAAACCCGGGGGCCGGGGCGGCCGCATTCGGCACAGGGGCTCCACCGAATGCCGGACCCGGTTGGGGCGCGGGAAACCCCGCTGGAGCCCCACCGAATGCCGGAGCACCAGCCGGGGGAGCGCCCAACCCGGTTGGCGCACCGGCCAAGTCCATGGGCGTAAGGGCTTGCATTCCTTGAGGCACGTAGGCCGCCGGAGCCGCGCCAAACGTCTCCGCCGCGCTCTCGCCCGATTGGATGACCTCGCCCTTGCCCATGAGCTGGATTTTTTCAAGGTTCACATAAAGGCCCGGGGTATTGGTGGACCCGTTGCTGGACACGCTCGTCCCGATACGCGCCCAATAGCCACGTTGGAGGAGCTTGGGGTCCGTTATCTCCGCATATTGTCCCGGGCTCGTCTCCACGACAATGGACGGGGCAAAGCTGGAGGAAAAGGACACAATCCAGTGACCGGCAAAACCCGGCCGGTCCGCCAAGGGTTTCCCGGCATTCTTGCCCTTTTTGACAAAGCCGTCACCGTCCCGGATTTTCCACGAAAAATCAGCCGCGATGCACTGGCCGCCATTGGGGAAAAGGTTGGGCCAGCTCGTCCGCGCGATATGGTCAATCTGGCCATAGAACGCGGCAAAGTCCGGGTTGTCCACCATCTGGCCGGTTTGCGGGTGCGGGACCCACTTGGGGATGGCGAGGCCGATATAATACTGTGGATTGGGCTTCCCGGCATTCGGTCCGGTTTTATAGACCCGGATATTGCCGTCCCCGTCCTTTTCTCGGGGCGTCCATGGGTCCCCTTCGACAATGCGGCCGATGGGGGACACGAGGGGGTAGCGTTGCTCACTTGCCATTTTCGGACAGTCCTTTTGCCATGGTGTCGCTCGTCACTTCAACGAGGGCGAACGTGGTGGGGGTGGTCGTAATTGCGCCAATCAAATCCTCCGTCAACCCTAGCTTGAGCGCTTGCGTAGGGGTGAGGGTCCCGGTCTTGGTAACGTCCGCGCCAAGCGCCTTGCACCAAGCAATAACGCGGTCCGCCGCCACGCTCCACGTGGTGCGGCCGTTTTTCCATTCCCCGGTCCAGCCCCGGACGCGCACACCTGTGGCCACGAGGGCCTTAGCTTGCTCGTCCAGCGCCTCGTTGCGCGCCTTGAGGGTGCGCAAGGCCCGGTTATTCGCCTTGAGCTCCCGGCCCAGCTCGTCCGGGTCTTGGATATAAATTTGCGCCTTGCTGGAGTGAGAGCGCGAAAAGCTCGCGTCCTCTGCCAACGTGGTGCAAGCATGGTTGGCCGTGCAATACCGGCACCAATCGCCGGTGGTGCAAGAGAGGTTTTCCCCCGGGCCGGTGCTCTCCGCCGCCGCAACAACAAACGCTTGGCGCAAGAGCTCCAGCTCCGACCCCTTGGGCCGCCAATGACGGATGGGGCCGGACGGGTGATAATTCCGGGGTTGGTATATGGTGGCCTCAATCCACCAACTATCATCGGGCAGGCCTAGGCCCAGCGTCTCAAAAAGAGCGATGAGATAGACCGTGAGCTGATAATTGCGGAAAGCGCCCACATACCCATGACCAAATTTGAGGTCCTTGAGATAGACCCGGCGCTCCGCAATAAACAACGCGAAAAAGTCCGGGGTGCCCTCACAAAGCGGGTGGATAAACTGGTGCGCGCGGACGCGCACCTCCACGCCCGATTGGTCCGGTTTGCGGGCCAGCAACGCTTGGCAATCCGCAACATAGTCCTCCAGAGCCTCCGCCATGGCCGGGGTGATTGTCTGGCCATTCTGGTGGACCGCGCCCACCGGCGGAGCATTGCCCAAGATGGCGGCGGCGGCCCAATCGTGCGCGGCGTTGCCCTCTAGCGCCTCCTCCCCGGATTGCCCCGGAAAGGCCGCTTGGAGGCGGGGGGACCCGGCGCAACGCCCCGGCCCCCATTGATCCGCCCCGCTAGGCGCAAGGAATGCGTGGCCGCCCACTTACGCGCTCACGCCCAGCGTGGCCATTGCGGCCATTGCGGCGGGCACGAGGTCCGGCCGGAGCGAAAGGTCCCGGGGTTGCGTCAAGCCCACCGTGGCCACGGCGGCATTGATTGCGTCCATGGACACCCCGGCCACCGTGAGGTCCACCACGCGGCCCATGGCGTCCGCAAAGGTGCACGTGGCATAGGCGGACACCGGCGGAGCACCGGCCGGAGCCGGGCCATTGTCCACTTGGATGGCGAGCGGTGCCGTGGCCGGAGCCGGTGCGGCCGTGCCCGGTGCCAAGGGAATGGGCACGATACCCGTGGCCGCCGGTGGTGAACCAACCGGGATGGCCGCCGCGCCTACGGCCGCACGGAGCTCCGCTTTGACTTGGGCCACCTTGTCCGCCGGAATGTTGCGGGCCACCTTCCACGTGCCGTTGTTGAGCTTGCCCTTGGCGCTGGAGTGAATGCGAGCGTCCCACGGGAGGCCCTCCGCGTCCAGCTCTGCCCCGTTGGGGGCCGTGGTGGGTGCCAGTGCCGGTGCTGGCGTGAGTGCCGGAGCCTCGCCGGTGATAGCCGGGTCAATCTTGGCCACGCGTGCGCTTTCCGACGCCATGAGGCTATCCGCGAGAGCCATGGGCGTGAGAGCGGGCTTGACGGTGCCGGTGCCCAGAGCAGTGGCGGCCTTGTCCAAGGCGGCCGATTGCACGGCTCCCGGGTGAATGACCGCGAGGAGCGCGATGAGCCCGGCGGCCTCCTCCGGGGTGAGCGTGAGAGTGTTGACTTCGATGAGCAATCCCATGGGTTGGGTCCTTTCTGTCGTGGTTGACTTCAACACCCCTACCCTTCATGTAACGGGTTCGTCAATCACATTAAGGAATATCCACCACGATGTCCCCCCAAGAGCAAAATAAAGATGCTTGCGCCCGCTATCGCGCTAAAAACCTTGAGAAAAGACGAGCCGATACGGCGGAGCGAATGCGTCGGGCTCGCTTGGAAAGTCCTGAAAAGGTAAAAGCTGTGAACGACCGTTACAGAAAAAATAACCCGGAAAAAATCAACGCGGCGGAGCGCGCGCGATACGCGCGCGACCCTCTCAAAAAACTGGCCAGCATTGCACGATACCGGCAGCAAAACCCCGGAAAGGCAGAGGCCGCCATCGCATCTTGGGTAAAGCGCAACCCCGCTAAGGTGTCCCGATATGGAGCGCGGTATCTTTCAACGGAACACGGCCGCGCCAAACATTGCTCAAACGTGGCGCGGAGAAATGCTCGAAAACGTAGGGCTACGGTGGCTTGGGCAAATCACGAGGCAATAGGGGCGATTTACGCAGAGGCCGCGCGGCTCACAAGGGAAACAGGTATTCCGCACGAGGTGGACCATGTTGTCCCACTCATACACAATCTAATTTGTGGTTTACACGTGGAGGGAAACCTTCAGATTTTGACCGCTCGTGACAACCGCCGCAAGCGCAACAAGTGGCCTTTGTGATGGGCGTGCCCGTTCTTCACAAATTTCAGAGCGAACTCAAAGCGTCCGTTTACCAAGGGTGGAACCAAGGCGCTCGCAATATCGTCATGCAACTTGCTACGGGCGGAGGCAAAACGGTCACACTATCGGCAATCGTGCGGGAGCATGAGGGTTTTTCGTGCGTCATAGCGCACAGGCAGGAGCTCATTTCGCAGCTTTCTACCACGCTCGCAAGGTATGGTATCCGCCACCGTATCGTGGGCACGGACAGCCTCCGAAGGGAAATTTCCCGCAACCACGTGGCAGAGCTGGGCCAATCATTCGTGGACCAAACGGCCCGGGTTATCGTGGCCAGCGTGGACAGCCTTATCCGCGCGGACGTGTCGGAGTGGGCGCACCTTGTCACTTTGTGGGTGACGGACGAGGGCCACCACGTGGTCTTGGGCAACAAATGGCACCGAGCCCTAGAGCTCTTTACAAATCAATCCCTTATCGGCCTCTTGCCCACGGCCACCCCCATCCGCGCGGACAAGCAAGGCCTAGGCCGTCCCGCTCTTGGGGGCTCCGGTGTGGCGGACCTCATGGTGGAGGGCCCGGCCATGAGGTGGCTTATCAACAACAATTTCCTATCGGATTATCGCATGGTGTGCCCCACCGGGGACCTCCAGATATTGGGAGACGTGGGGGCCTCCGGGGATTGGTCTAGCCAACAGCTCAAGGAGGCGGCCAAGCGCTCGCATATCGTGGGGGACCTCGTAAAAGGCTATCTCACCTTTGGCCAAGGCCTCTTGGGTGTCACGTTTTGCACGGACGTTGAGACGGCCATGGAAACGGCCCGGGCCTACCGCGCCGTGGGCGTCCGCGCGGAGTGTCTCACCGGCAAGACGGACGACACCACCCGCCGCCACATGCTCCGCCGATTTGCCAATCGTGAGCTGGACCAGCTCGTAGCCGTGGACATCATAAGCGAGGGGTTTGACCTCCCGCTCATTGAGTGCCTTTCGATGGGCCGCCCCACGATGAGCTATAGCCTCTTTGCCCAGCAATTCGGCCGCGCGCTCCGGGTGGCAGAGGGAAAAGGCAAGGCGCTCATCATAGACCACGTGGGCAATATCATGCGCCACGAGGGGCCGCCGGATAAGCCCCGGTTTTTTACGCTGGCGAACCAAGACCGGCGGGCCAAGAGCAAAGACGACACGATACCCTACCGCCGGTGCGTGGAGTGCCTCACTCCCTACGAGGCGAGCTTGGGCACGTGCCCGGTGTGTGGCCACGTGCCCCCGGTCATGTCCCGGGACGCACCGGCGGCCGTGGAGGGTGTGCTGGAGGAAATGAGCGAGGAGCTCCTAGAGCGGCTCCGGACCAACGTGGCCGTCATGGACCGCACGGCCGGGGAGGTGCGCGGCTCGCACTACGCGGCAGGATGGAGCCAAGCGGTGAGCAACGCGCAAATGCGCAACCACCTCAACAACCAAGAGGCCCAGCACCAGCTCCGCGCGGCCATGTCTATTTGGGCCGGGCCTTATCGGGCGGCCGGGTACGACAACGCGCGGCTCCAACGGGCCTTTTTCCACCTCTTTGGGCTCTCCACACTGGAGGCTCAAGCTCTGTCCGCCAAGGACGCAAACGCGCTCATGGAGCGCATTGGGAGGCATCGCCATGCCATTATCTGAACAAGCGGTGCAAGGCGGGGTCTTGGTGCGCTCTGCGCCTCACGGCTTCACGCTCTTTCGCAACAACGTGGGCGTCCTCAAAAACCCCAACGGCCAGCCTATCCGTTTTGGGCTCGCCAACGACACCCCGGCGCTCAACAAAAAGTGGAAAAGTGGGGACCTCATGGGGTGGCGCTCAATCGTCATCACCCCGGATATGGTGGGCCAGCGCGTTGCGGTGGTTGTGTCCCGCGAGTGCAAGGCGGAGGATTGGCAATTCCGGGGCGATGAGCACGAGCTCGCTCAAGCCAGATGGGCCAGCCTCATCAATGACGCTGGAGGTGACGCGTGCTTTGTGTCATCCCCGGACAACTTCATAAACCCCAATTTTGAAAGGAGATTGCGCGGTGCTTGACCGTAAAAAGGACATCATGGAGGCGGGGGTCACGCTCGCGCTTCGGGAAGGTTTCCGCAACGTGACCCGGGACGGGGTGGCCACAGAGGCCCGGGTGTCCACTGCGCTCGTCAATCGCTATTGGGGGACTATCGAAAACCTCCGGGACGCGATAGTCCTAGAGGCCGTGAGGAGAGAGCTCCTCCCAATTCTCGCCCAAGCCATGCTGGACGGACACCCCTACGCGGTGGCCGCACCCAAGCGCGTGCAAGAGCGGGCCGCACGTCACATTCTCCACGGGTAACGGGTCAAATGCTTTCCACCACCATGGCCCCATTGGGGCAGTTTCAACGCTGGATTAACTGGACACTAGAACACGACCCCAAGCGGCCGGAGAAGCCGCGCAAGGTTCCGCGCTCGCCCATCACCGGGGAAAAGGTGGGCGCAACAGACCAAGCCGCGTGGAGCACCTACGAGGTGGCCCGCGCGGCGGCCGTGGCTCGTGGCCATGGGCTGGGCTACGTCTTCCACGAGGGAGACAACCTCTTTTTCTTGGACATTGACAATTGCGTGGACGAGGCCACCGGCCGGTGGTCCCAGATAGCGCAAAACCTCATGGAGATATGGAAGGGCCAAGCGGCCATTGAGGTGAGCCAATCCGGCAAGGGCCTACATATCATTGGCCACGCCTCCAGCATCCCACCGCATGGGTGCAAAAACGTGCTCCTTGGGTTGGAGCTCTATCACACCGGCCGCTTTATGGCCTTCACCGACAACCAGAGCTTTGGCACCATCGGGGCGGACCTCTCCCCCACGCTGGCCGGTGTTGTCGCGGCATATTTCCCCAAGACTGCGAGCTCTAGCGAGGTGGTTGACTGGTGCGACGAGGGGGACGGTGCGGAGGCGGATGACAACAAGCTCTTGGACATCATGCTCCGGTCCGGGCTCAAAACGGCGGCGGCCACCTTCAAAGCCGACCACGTGCCGTTTAAGTCCCTGTGGCACGCGGAGGCGGAGGTGCTCTCCAAGGCCTTCCCAAGCCAGAATGGATATGATGCGTGGGACAAGAGCCACGCGGACAGCGCGCTTGCGTCTCACCTTGTCTACTGGTGCGGGGGCAATCTGGAGCGGGTGCTGGCATTCATGCGCCGGAGCGGGCTCGTCCGCGACAAGTGGGACGACCGGCCGAATTATCTGGAAACGAC